TTTGTTTGCCGGATCGGGCACGTTTCTCGCCGCGGCGCGTGAGGCGGGCTTGCACTGGGTCGGATGCGAGACGAACGCGACGTATCACGTGATCGCGTCGGCCCGACTCGATGCCGCAGCGAACGGTTCAGCGGTTTAGGTAGCGTAACAGCCGATCGCGCACGAGCTCGCGATCGGCGTCCGCGAAACCGAGCACGGCGCGAACCGGATACTGCACGAGCGGCCCGCTCGGCGCGATGGGCACTTTCCAATCTTCCTGAAGGACGCGTGCGATCAGTGCGCAAACCGTAATAACAGGTGACCCAGTTGCCGGCACGTAGGTCTGCACGCGTCGTTTCGCTTCTGTTGAGATGCGATGGCTCTACCAAAACAGGTAGTTGCCGGATAACGCCGCTGCGATCAATATATCATCGAATACTGATCGACTCCATTAAGGCGATTAAGGAAAGCCTGACATTTTAAGTAGAGATATATTTCCCACAATTTTCAGAATGGCGGTGAAGTTTACTGCGCCGCGACAGGGAAATTCACCATAGGGATGGTAAGAGCATGAAGAAGCTCAATGCGGTTCCCGTTGCTATTGCATTAATTTATTCAACTATTCCTTTGTATTCCACGCAAACATATGCCGGTCAGCCCAGAGATCCGGCAGCTTGCAAGCTCCCAACTAAAATTCCAGATGGGAATAATAGCTATCAACATCTGGCATGGCAGATTTTTTGTTGCCGCTAACTGCGATTCCGGGAAAACCGATCTTCCTCTCACATGGGAGACTTGGCCGGAACAAGATTGTTTAAAGAGCGGCAAAAAGGACTGCACCAATAATGCCAATCAAAAGCGCTTGCATGCCAGCATACTTGCAACGAGAAATTTTGATTTTAAGAAAACCTGTCAGCCAATGACGACAAAAGATAACGCGCCGTCCAGCGCTTTCTTGCCTTTCGTGCCAAAAAATTTGACGGAGAATCCGGAGTTCTGTGAAGAAGTGCATGTCAATCAAGATGCTGCGGATTTTATTACTTCTCCATCTGGGAAAAGCGTCAAATACAGTCTACAAACTCTTTCTGGGCAGAAAGATTATGTCGCTAACAACGGAAAGATCAATTTCCCTCGAACAGCCATCGAGATTAAGGTGGATTGGCTGCCAGCCAGCTCAATCAAGGAAAAACTTAATTGTGATATCGATTCCAAAGAATATTATTTGGAGAAAATTGACGGCGTGTGTTATGCAATGGTCAGCTTCCATTTGAATTCAAAGTTAACAAATAATTGGGTGTGGGCCACGTTCGAACCCCAGAGTGCAATTACAAATCCGAATCGCTGCAAATCAGATCTCTACTCAAATTGTAACGATCCATGGGGGTCAAGCCCTCCGATTAGCAACGGCCAAGTGACTTCTCGCACAGCTGATTTGGATACCTTAATTGATAAAGCCAACCTTTCGATTGCATTCAAAAATTATCGTTTGGTTGGGGTGCAGACAAATTATATTTCTGGGATTGATACTCCTATCCAGAAGCCTGTATTGCTAGGAAATTCATTTACAGAATTTAATGCAGGAGTGGCTCCGAAGAAAGCGTCATGCATGACCTGCCATGCTTATGCTTCATTTACTAGCGATACGAAGCCAATTGTCCAAAATCCATATTTCGGCGCCTTTCCGGGGACGCCGCCGATTGGACGGCCAGCCCCGTTAACCAATTGGACAAAGCAGGACTTTTCATGGTTGCTCGGCGTCATGCCACCCAATAATTTCGTGAGTGCCGGCAAGGAATAGAGGGAAGTTCGCAGTCGGTGCACTTCGCTCGTTCTACGCCGCCGATCTGGGCGGCGTGTGTCATCGGTTGAGATACTGTATTAGCCGATCGCGCACGAGCTCGCGATCGGCATCCGAGAAACCGAGCACGACACGAACCGGATACTGCGCGAGCGGCCCGCCCGGCTCAACGGGCGCTTTCTGACCCTCCTGGTGGACACGCGCGATGCGCGAGAGCCGTTCGTCGAAGCCGATCGCGAGGCCCGTACTGTCGACATCGATGCGCAGATAGCGCGCGGTGCGCAGCTTCCGGAACATCGCCTCGCGCTTGACGCGGCCGGCCTTCTCGCGCAAGCGCTTGCCGCCCGCCTTCACCTTCCGCGGCTCGTACGCGCTACCGTCCGGATTCCGCTGCGCGGCGACGCGCGACTGCTGCGCGCGGCGCAGATCGCGGCCGAGCTCGCGCAGCAGTTGACGGCGGGCCGCCGGCGACAGCTTCGCGAGCAACCCGCCCGCCCATCGTTCGAGCGCCTGAAGATCGTCCGTCATGAGAGCCACTCGTCGGCTGCGTCGTCGATGTGCTCGACCGTGCGGTTGCCGGCTTCGTCGGTGCCGACCACGACGCTTTCCGACAGCTTCACCTTGAGCCCGAGGTCGACGGCGTTGTTCGACAGGATGTCGGCGACGAACGTCATGCCGTTGCGGCGCTCGTCCCGATTCGTCACGAGGTCCGGCTGATTCGCGCGCGCCCATTCGACCACGGCGATCATCACGTCGTCCGGGTTGCCGATGAAGTCGCGAATGATGATCTCGCACTCGTATTCATAGTCGAACGACGTCGTGCGCGTGCCCGTCGCCTCGATCCGGCCTTCGTTGACGAACACGAGCAACTGGTCCGGCGAGGCGTTGAGCTGCGGCAACGCGGCGACGAGCGCCGCGCGTAGGCTACTCGGCTTATTCATGGCCGTCCGTCCGCCGCACGCGCGCCTGGCACGTCGCGATCATGTCGACTTCGGACGCGCAGCGCGCCCACGCCGCGCGCGCGACGTGCAGCGCGTCGCTGAGTTCACCGTTGGTTCGCGGCGCCATCGCCGGCATCGTGCACGGCGTCACCGCCGCGCATTCGTTGAGCGAAATCGTCGGCGCCGTTGAGGGCGGGGCTTGCGTGCAGGCGCACAACGTCGTCAGGCAGAGCGCCAGCAGCCCAAGCGCGCACGGCGGCGTTTTCATCGATCAGTCTCCGCAGTTCGTTTCGATAGGTCGCGAGCGTCGCGTCGACGCCGGCGCGTGCGCGCGCGAGCTGCGCGCGCTGCGCGTCTTTCGCCTTGGCATCGGCCAACAGGCGCTCGATCACGGCGGCGCTCGCCTGCGCGTCGAGTTTCGCGCGGCGCGCGTCGTCGGTCGCCCGGTCGAGCTGCGCGCGCAGCGCGCGGCCGTGCTGACAGCTTGCGACGAGCGCGATCAACGCGAGCAGCGCCAGCCACGGCATGAGGCGCGAGAGGTTCATGCGGCCGCCTTGCCCGTGCCGGCGTACTTCGCATACGCGCGGTCGAGCTTCACGTCATGCAGGTTGATCGCGAATCCCGGGCCGTTGTAGCCTTCCGAGAACGCCGCCCACTTCCGGGCACGAAGCGCGGCCAGCAGCTTCTTGTCGGCCGCGACGTACCGCACGAACGCGTCGAGGTGCTCGGCTTCGCCCAGCTCCATACGGGACACGAATTCGTCGACGCTCGCGTAACCCAGGCGTTTCCAGTGATACGCCATGATCTGGAACGCGCCCCAGCTCGCGGACTCGTAAGCGGATGCCGCGTCGATGCGCGCCGCGGTGTCGAGCCGCACGTATTCGGCGGCGCCGCCCTGGTAGCCGCCGCGCTTCGGGTTGACGACGCCCGGCCATCGTGCGGCGGCAGCGTCCGCCGCTTCCCTGCCGACATTCGCGACGAGCCGCTGATACATGACATGCCGCTCGAACAGGATTTTCGGCCGGCCGTCGTCCAGCAAGCCCACGCCGCGCGACTCAACTTCGTTGACCGCCCGCACGCACGCGAGCGATACGCCGAGCGTCGCGGCCGCGCGCGCGAGGTCGGCGTCCGTCAGGTGCTTAGGGTCGCGCTGCCCGCTGGCGAGCACCCGGTACGTCTTCGGGCCGGCGATGCCGTCGACGACGAGACCCGCGGCCGCCTGCAACGTCTGGACGGCCCGCTCGGTCTGTTCGTCGTAAAGGTGCGATACGTCGACCGGATAACCGGCGCGCACGAGGCGCTGCTGCAGCAGTCCGACTTCCGCGCCGTGATCGTTGAATCGAAGGATGTTCACGCTTCGTCACTCCGTAGAAGGCGCGCGACGTTGCCGCGCGCGAGGTACACCAACACGGCGAGCAGAACCGCGAGCGCCGCGTGAAAGAAGCCGGTCGGCTTCGGATGAAACAGCAGCTCGATCGCCGAGCCGCCCGAAATCGCGACGATCACCCAGGCCGCCCACGCGACGTGGAAGCGATGCCGCGCGCCGTTCTTGCGGTAGGTCAGCACGCGCACGATGACGGCCAGGTGCGCGGCGAGCGCGACGAGTGCGGACGAGACATGCACGTCAGTCTCCCTTGCGAAACAGCGCGAACAGGTCCATGCCCTTCACGCGCTCGATCAGCGTGAGCGTGACCGCGATCACGAGCGCGGCCGCGAAGAACGCGGCGACGCCCGTCGAGCGGATCGGCACGGCGTGGATGATTTCAGGCGCGGCGAGGTAGCCCATCACGAGCGAGATGAGCATGTACGCGGCGCGCTTCGCGAGGCCGAGGTCTTTCGACGTGACGACGACGAGCGCCGCGCCCGCGAACGCGCCGATTAGCGCGTCGCCGTCGACGCCCGGCGCGATGCCGGCGAGGCCGACCGCGGCGAACAGCGCCGCGGCCGAAGAAGTGTTCGGTTCAGCCATTCATTCGGCTCCGGTCAGTCAAACAGTTGCAATAGCGGCGTGGTCGTCTCGATCGCGCGGCGCTCGGGCATCTCCACGACGGTTCCCATCGGCAGCACGACGCCGAGCTCGGCGAGGCCGGGGTTCGCTTCGAGCACGGCTTCAACCGTGCCCGCCGTGCTGCCGTAGTGCCGCCAGCACAGCGCGTCGAGCGTCTCGCCTTGCAGCGCCGCGATCTTCATTGCCCGAGCGCCTGCCCGTCGCGATCGAACAGGCCGAGCACGCGCGGCTTGAGCCGGGCTCGCCGGCGCGCGATCACGGCGGCTCGTATGGCCGCCTCCGCGCCGGTGCGATCCGAGCAATAGGCAATCTCAAGCCAGAACAGGCCAGCGACGCGCTGCTGCACCTGGCACGCGCCGGCGCAGAACAGCTTCCCGCCGCGCACGCGGGACTGCGCGAACTGACGAATGCGGTACAGGGGGCGGGCCATCAGATCAGTTCCACCGTCGAGCGCGCCAGGCCGAGGATGTCGCTGATCGCCCATCGCGCGGCGCGGCGTGCGTCGTCGACCGTCGCGGCCAGATCGGCCGCGACCTGGCCGCCGCTCTTCGTCGTGTCGTAGCCGCGGTACTTCTCCGTCACGTCCGCGTGCGTTAGGTGGTACACCGCGCGCCGGTAGCGGGCCACGTGTGCCGATTCGCCATCGATGCGCGGCGCCGGCACGTCGGCGAGCGTCGCCGCGCCCGCCGCGCGCTGCCGGGCGCGCCACGCGGCGAGCTCGTCGTTCACGGTCAGCAGCGCGTCGCGCGCGGCGTGCCGCAGCCGCTCGGCCGTCACGGTGCCGTCCAGGCGCATCGCGTCGCGCAGCGCGGACAGATCGATGTCCGGGAAGAAGCCGTCGTTCGTCAACGTGCCTTCGATCGGCGTCGCCGCGACGGCGGGCGCGGCGGTGGCAACAAAGCTGTTCATGGTCGGTTCGCAATGAGGTGGCGGTGGACCGGCGCACAAGGCCCGTGACCGTCAGGCGTAGGGCCTGGGCGCCGGTGCCGCCATGCCGAGGTGGGCTCTTTACGTGCCGTCGGCGCCGTCGCCCCGACGGCCCGCGGCTTCGACCTGCTTCGTCAGTCGGTCGATGTCCTTTTTCACGCCGACGCGATCGTTCAGCGCGACCGCGCGGCGCAGATAGTCGAGTGCGCGCGCCGGCGCGGCGGCCTGCGTCGCGTAGCCGAGCGCCTTGTACAGCTTCGCGCGCACCTGGTCGTGCATGTCGGCCTCGCGCGTCAGATCGTCGACGAGCTCGAGGCTCGCCGCGTCGAACGTCTCGCCGTCGAGGAACGACGACAGCGCGGCGTCGGCGAACTGCTCGGCGACGAGCGACGCGAGCGAGCGCTCGAACTGGTCGGGCAGCGTGAGCCCGTTCGAGAGCGCGTAGGCCGCGATCGCGAGCGCGCCGTCGAAGTCGCCGGCGTCGATGCGCCAGACCATGACCGTCACGAGCACGTCGTCCTGCGCGCCGCGGCCGCCGCTCAACACGCCCGCCACGTAGTCGGCGTAGTCCGGCAGCAGCTTGCGTTTCAGCTCGATCTTCCGCTCGATCGACTGAATGCCCTTGAGCGCGCGGCGGTCGGCCGCGAGCTTCGCGAGCATCAGCTCATAGGCGGTCGCGCCCTTCATCGTCGCGCCGGGCGACGCGGCGGCCGCCGCGCGCGCGGCCGAGACGCGATTGAAGTGTGCGCGGGCGGGCGTGTTGATCGTCATGCCGCCGCCAGTTCGATGTTTTCGGCCACGCAGCCGCAACCGAAGTCTTCGACCACGTAGGCGTCGTTCGACGATTCGTAGTTCTCGATGCGGTCGCGTTCCGGCACTTCCTTCAGCGTGCGTCGGCGCGCGCCTTCCTGGTAGTAGATCGACAGATTTGACAGCTTCGTGACCATCAGCGCGCGCTTCGGGAAGAACGGCACGCGCACGGCCGGCAGATTGCCGATGCGCTTCTGGCTCACGATCAGATCGGCCGCGAGCCGCTCGGTCGGCGCCTGCGTCGCGTTGACGATCGGGAAATACTTGTCGTGCAGCAGCTCGCGGCCGCAGATCACGACGAGGCCCGTGTCTTCCTGGAGCCACGGGTCGATCATCGACGACACGATATCCATCACGAGCGCGTCGAGGTTCTCGTAATCGCCCGCCTTGCCGACGAGCACCTTGCTGGCCTGCTTCGCGCCTTCGTGCAGCACGCGCTGCGCTGCGCGCTCGCGGTACTGTTGCAGCCAACCGATGTTCACGTCCTGCAACAGCGGGTTTGCCTGACGGTCAGTCGTCGCGGCCGCCTTCACGCCATTCCAGCCGATCATGATGCGATCGAGCGCCCCCTGGTTGAGGATCACGTCGCGGATGCGCTGCTGGAAGTCGGCGAACTTCGCCCACATGTCGAGCTTGCGATACGGAATCGCCGTGTCGTAGTCGGTCTTCTCGCAGCGGTAGCGGTTGCTGTCGAGCGCCGTCGGGTCGATCGGTTGGCGTGCGGCCTTCGTCGTGTCGGTGCGGCTCGCGATCGGGCCGGACACGGACAGGCCGAGCTTTTCGCCTTCGAGCTCGGTCACGGGCAGCACGTTGATGCGCTTGAGAAACTCGCTCGATTCCTGCATCTTCGTTTCGAGCCGCTGTTGCACGGTCGGCTCGACCGCGAATTTCTTCGACACGTCGCCCGTGTCGTTCAGCTTGGCGATTTGCGCGGCGTACTTTTCATATGCCTGGCGCGTTTCCTTCCTCATCGGGAAATTCTCCTGTGTGGTGTGCGGGATGGGTCAGCAGTCGGTCACGAGCTCGCCCGTCGAGCCGGTCGACGGCGGGCGCTGCGGCGCGCCGTTGTCGGTGTTCGACAGCTTCTCGGTCAGCGCTTCGACGGCGGCGAAGGCTTCATCGGCGCGCTTCTTCGCGTCGGCGGCCGCGCTCGTCGCGCTCGTGACAGCCGCGCTCAGCGTCGCGACTTCGCGGCCCGTGTGGTGCGCATGGGTGGCGACCTGTTCGACCGCTTCGCGCACGTCGGCGAAGCGCTCGTCGTCGTTCTCGCGGTTGCGGGCGAACAGGCCCTTCACCCATTCCTTGAGGCCGGCCGTTTCGGTCGCGCCTTCGAATTCGATCGCCGTCTCGCACGCCGGCGAATAGAGGTTGTTCGAGCGCTTCGCGGCGAATTGCAGCGCTTCGGTGCCGAGGCTCGCCGGATCGTCGGTCGCGGCAAGCCCGACGAGATACGCCTCGCCGATGTCGGCGAAGTCGGGGTTGATCTCGATCGACGTGAAGAGCTTCTGGCGCTTCTTCGACAGCGCGACGAGCTCGTCGGTCGGATCGATCTGCGCATACAGTGCCATCTTCCCTTTCAGCGGGCCGTCTTCGATTTCGGCCGCCTTCAGCGCGATCACATCGCCATACGCGCCGAACGGGTTGTTCGCCGACAGCGGCGCCCAGCCCTTGATGTGCTCGACGTTCACGCGTGCGCCGTACAGCTTCGGGTCGTAGTGCTTCGCCATCTGCGTGAGCCATTCACGCTTGATCTCGCGACCGTCGACGGTCGCGCCTTCCACTGCGACGCGGAAGAATTTCGTTTTGCTTGCCATAGAGAGGGTCGAACATGGTTGAGTGAGCGTGGTTCTCATGTTCGGC